GAGGGAGATTGCAGATGCTGACATTGCGTTGATTGAAAAGAGGAGATCTCTTGGAGTTAAATTGACTGCCGATCAACTGCAAGAAGAAGCAACATTGTATAATGAATCAGTACAAAAGAAAAAGGTTGTTGATGCGGAGGAAAAGAAATACAATGAGGAACAAGCCAAAATAAAACAAGAAAAAAGATTAGAGCATTTGAAAAAACTCCAAGATTTAGAGAATCAAGTTGAAGATGAAAAAATCAAAAAGCGTTTAGCCAATGCAAAAGATGAATATGAAAAATTAAGTTTGAATCAACTTCAATCGCTCACCGATGCTGCTCGTGTTTATGACGAACAAATAGCCCTTGCAAAAGGCAACGCAGAAGAGATTCAAAAGATTGATGCACTATATAGGGACAAATCATTGGCAAATGAAGCTGAATTTAATCGACAAAGAATTGCCCTTAACCTTAAAGCAGATCAACAAATAAGAGATGCCAAACTTTCAATTGCACAAAGCACGGTTGAAGGATTAACGGCATTAAATAACATTTTAACTGCCGAAGACCAAAAGCGTCAAAACATTCAAAAGGGAATCGCATTAGTTGAGATTGCCATTGATACTGCAATTGCCGTGAGTTCGTTGAACGCTGAATCCGCAAAGGCATCTGCAAAGGTTGCTGGAATACTTGGACCAGCAACTCCCGTGTTCACCGCAGCATACTATGCACAAGGGATTGTTCGCATCTTGGCGAATGTAGCAAAAGCAAAGCAAGTTCTATCAGGTGGCAAAGCATCAGGTGGTGGAGGTGGAGGAGCAATGGGTATCAATGCACCGGCAATGTCAGCACCAAATATCAGCTCATCACTTCCAACAGTAAGCGGATTTGATACCAAAGTATTTGTGACTGAAGGTGACATCCGCAGAACAACCGATCGTGTGGATACTACGAGAAAAGTATCCGTTGTTAAATAGTGCTATTTAAGAAAGATGAAGTTACCAGTATACCGATTAGACATCAACGAGTTTGACGAGGAAACGGGCATTGAGTTCGTTTCTTTGGTAGAAACTCCAGCCATACAAAAGGACTTTCTTGCATTTGAAGAGCAGTTTGTTGAACCGAATCCAAATGAAAGTGAAGAAGAGTTCGTTCAAAGATGTATCCCAATTTTAATTGGCGAAGGCAAGGATAGTGAACAAGCCGTTGCGATATGTTATTCAATGTATCAGTCAAAGTTTGAGAGTTACACGGATTATCCTGAAGGTGCGAAAGCAAATGCCGAAAGAGGTATCCGATTGAACGAGGAGAACGGCAACAAGTGTGCAACTCAAGTCGGCAAGGTGAGAGGTCAACAATTGGCACAAGGTGAACCAATCAGCGATGAAACGGTTCAAAGGATTTATTCATACCTATCAAGAGCGAAGGAATACTACAACCCCGATGATGACACCGCTTGTGGAACTATCTCTTATTTGTTGTGGGGTGGTGAAGAGATGTTGAGTTGGACTGAACGCAAATTGTCAGCAAGTAAATTTGCCATCCAAGACGAGGAGAAACGAATCGTTACTGGAGCAGCGATGATTGCTGATCTACCAATCTACCGAAGGGATGATGTTCGTGGTGAATACTATGTGGTATTTGACAAGGAGAGCATCTTCAAGATTGCAAAGAAGTGGGCAAGAGGGAACAAGTACGATGCGGTGAACACTCACCACAAAACACCAATCGCAGATGGCGTGAGCTTGTTTGAATCATACATCATTGATCGTGAACGGGGCGTGATGCCACCAAAGGGATTTGAAGAAGTTGCCGATGGTTCTTGGTTTGTGTCATACCTTATCGACAACGATGAAGTGTGGGCAAAAGTAAAGTCAGGCGAGTTCAAAGGATTCTCAGTTGAGGGTGTTTTTGACTTTCCCGTTGATGCTGATGAACAACTCCTTGAGCAAATGAAATCAATCCTTTCCCAATGGAATGGCAAGTAAAATTGCAACACTTACAACTAAAAACTAATTAATATACAAATGAACGCAAAAGAAACATTGAAGGAAATCCGCACAATGCTTGGATTCTCTGACGAAGAAATCAAAGTCGAGATGGCAACCGCCACATTGACTGATGGTACTGTAATCACTTACGAAGGTGAATTGGCAATCGGAACTGCCATCTTCGTTCAAACTGCTGAAGGTGACATTCCAGCACCTGATGCAACTCACGAAGTTGAAGGTGGATTGTTGGTGACAACCGTTGGTGGAATGGTTACTGAAATCGTTGAACCTGAAGTTGAAGTAGAAGTAGAAGCCGAAGAGTTCGCAACCGTATCTGCATTCAACGAAGTAGTTGCCAAGATGGAAACTGCAATCGCTGAATTGACTGCTAAGGTGGCAACATTGACTGCATCAAACAACACACACAAAGAAGCAATGAGCAAAGCAATCGACTTGATCGAGAAAGTTGCTGACTTGCCTTCAGAAGAACCCACAAAAACTCCCGTTTCAAACAAGAAGAATGATCAGTTTGAAGCATTGAAAAGATTAAAAAACTCACTAAATAAATAAACTAAAACTATGGCATTTTCAGTCGGATCTCTCGTTAATTACAACAACGAACAATCAACAGATTTGTTGGTTAAAGCATTGTTCAGCGGTAAAACTGCTGCTGCGATGTACGCTGCTAACCAAGTGCAAGTAGGTGTTAAATCATCTGCTGCCTTGAACATCATCGCTTCAACTGTATTCTTTCAAGCCGATGGCTGCGGATACAATCCAAGTGGTACAACTACCTTCACACAAAGAAACATCACCGTTGGTGCGGTGAAAGTTGAAGAAACTCTTTGTCCTAAAACTTTGGAAGCAAAGTGGATGCAAACACAAATTATGCCCGGTTCACCAACAATGATTCCTTTCGAGGAGCAGATTGGAAATGAGAAGGTAGCCGTGATTGCACAAACTTTGGAAACTGCTCTTTGGCAAGGTGATTCTGCAAGTGGTAACCCTAACTTGAACCGCTTTGATGGTTTGATGAAGATCATCGCTGCTGCATCTCCAACATTGGCAAACGCTGCCCCAACAACTTTCACAACTGTAACTGCTGCAAACATTGATGACATCTTGGATCAAATCTATGCAAACATTCCAGCTGCCGTTGCAACCAAAACTGACTTAGTTTGTTTCTTGGGTGTTGATGCTTACAAGTTGATGTTGGTTAATTTGAAGAACGCCAATTTGTTTCACTATGTGGCTGATGCTGCAACTGAAATGGAAATGGTTTATCCTGGAACTAATATGAAGTTGATCGCCGTTGGTGGTTTGAACGGAACAAACAAATTGTTCGCTGGTTCATTGTCTAACTTCTTCTTAGGAACTGACCTTGCAAACGAAGAGGAAATCGCAAAACTTTGGTACTCTGAAGATTCTGACGAAGTTCGTTTCCGTTTGACTTTCAAGTATGGTGTGCAAGTTGCATTCCCATCTGAAGTTGTTTATTTCACCCTTTAATCTGAGATAGGATGCCTTGTTTATTAACATCAGGATTTACCCTTGATTGCAAAGAAGCAATCGGTGGTATCAAAAGCATCCACCTAATCAGTTGGACTGCATCAAAGTTTACCGTTGTTAGTGGTGTAGTTACTGCAACAACTGTGGTGAGTGGCGATGTATACACTTACGAGCTACCGAAAGCAACCGGATCATTGACAAACACTACAAATGTTTCGATTGAGAACGGCACATCTTTCAACCAAGCTGACATTGCGTTCAAACTTCGCAGATTGTCAACAACCAAACGCAACGAGATGAAACTTCTTGCACAAGGTCGTTGCTATGCAATCGTGAAAACGAACAACGATGAGTATTGGTTGGCTGGTAAGGACTTGGGTTGTGATGTGACTGCAATGGTCAGCAACACGGGTACTGCAATGGGTGATTCTACTGGATACGAAGTAACTCTATCTGCAATCGAAGCCGAAGCACCTTTCATCTTGCAAGGTTCGGTGGTAACTACATTAGGAATTTAAGTACGCTTGATTCATAGAGAAAGGGGGTGGGCATTTGCTCACCCTTTTTTGTTACATAAAACTCAACTCGCTATTTTGTATTGATGCTGACAATTAATAAACTGCAAACCAAATTTTGGTACTTGACTTTGACGGAGAAAGCAAGTGCAGCATCGTATGTATTTACATTCACTCACCGACAAACGGAAACGGTATTAACAAGAACCTTGACCGATGTCAGCACACAAACGGAGAGATACAACAAATTCCAATTCATTGAAGGCACAACGGGAACACTCTTGGAAGGTGAACACGAATATAGTGTAAGCACCAGCGGTGGAACACTTTGTGAAATCGGAATCTTAAAAGTAGAAACAACATCAAGCGTGACACAATACACTCCAACTTTAATAGAAAAAATACACACAATATGAGCAACTCAACAAGCATTTTGGCTGGTGGCGATGGATTCAAATATCACGGCACGGGTACAGTTACATCAGTAGGTTATGCAGCACTTGTAGTCCAAGAAGACACGGTGTTCACTTCATTCTCAGTCGACGGAACAAATGTTCTTTCAGCTCGTGGATTGAGTGCAATCACACTTCAGCAAGGAGCATATCTACCATCAGGTGGAGCATCAAAAATCACCGGATTCGTAATCTCTTCAGGATCAGTAATCGGCTACTAAAATGATAGGCATCGGAATTGGCACTCGAAATCGTCTATACAAAGGTCAAGCGTGGGATATCGTACAAGGTTACAAATCACGCATTACAACTGACGGAGGATACTATGAAGGTATCTCTTGCTTACTTAATAAATTAAACAACTTATGAGCAATCTACTAAGTCAAGCGTCACTCGTGATGATTCCGAGTGGCTACAAAGAAGATGTTGTTTACTCACCAATTCCCACAACGGGTGCGGGTGATTTATCATTCACACGAGCATCAGACGGAACCCGAATAAATAGTGCGGGGTTGGTGGAGGTAGTGGCTTGGAATTTGTTGGAGTATAGTGAGGATTTCAGTAATGGTGTTTGGGTAAAAACAAATACAACTGTAAGCACAAATACAACAACCGCCCCGAATGGAACGACAACCGCAGATTCTTTATTAGAAACAACTGCAACGGGTGACCATAGATTATGGGAACGCCCTGCATTAATAAGCGGACAAGATTATACATTTACAATGTATGTCAAGCAAAACGGGCGCAAAAGATTTCAAATCAAGATTTTTGATTCTTCAAGCATTCAAGCATCAGCGTTATTTGATGTTTCAACGGGAACTATTGTCGCCACAAATGGTGTGTCAACGATTACAAGCGTGGGGGATGGTTGGTATAGGTGTTCAATAGTTGCAACATCGCCGACATCTTCAAATGGCTACACCGTATTAGATTTAGCCACCGATTCTTACACCCAAGCAACCGCCGCAGAATCTTATACGGGTGACGCATCAAAAGGCGTTTACATTTGGGGAGGTCAACTAAACATCGGCTCAACCGCCAAACCCTATTTCCCCACTACCGACCGCTTAAATGTTCCACGCCTAACTTATCAAAATGGCGGGGGCGGGTGTCCTTCGTTACTACTTGAAAAGCAGAGTACGAATTTGGCTTTACAAAGCAATGCGTTTAATACAAGTCCGTGGGCAATCGCTAATGATAGCGGAACAAACCCCGTAATTACTGCAAACTATGGTATTTCCCCCGACGGAACGCAAAACGCAGTTCGGATTCAGTTAGCCCGTCAAAATCTTGCAAATTCTTATTCGCAAGTTTA